GGATAGACGAGCTACCACAAGACACCACTTACAACCACAAGGACAAATGACATGGGTTACGGATCAGGACTGCGCTGCGACTTTAGCAGCATCAAGGACTACGCCGCCGCGAAGGCGGCTTACGAGAAGCCGAAGCACTGGAAGGGCTCCGTGGATGGCGACCGCAAGCAGCTAGGAAACAACGACAGCCAGCGCAAGAAGAAGCACATGACCATACGGCCTGTGCCTGGTGGCTACGCTTGTGAACTGCACTCGACCGACGTTGTCGTCTACCACGAAGACAACAGCATCACGTTGACGAAATTTACCAGCTTCAACACCAACCAGTTCGCCAACGCTCTGCTGCCTGAGGGCATCGTTACATGCTTCCACTCGAATGACAGCATCGTATGGCTGGGGCTGGATGGTTACAGTGGCTACTTCTGGAACGCATCCAGAGGGCAGCGCTGGCGCGGCATCCCGATCGCAAGGAACCTGCGCCTCGAACGCCATGGCTCGGGCTGGGGCCTGCACCCGGAGAGCGCCGAGCCGAGCACGATCACCACGGCCCGGCTCGACCGTCCCAAGGCGCGCGCTGCTCTCAAGGATGCGCGGTTCGCGGACTTCCGCATGTGGCTGTCCGCCGCGGCGGCGCTGCACAAGAGCGCGAGGTCATATCGGCATGCCACACACGCCGAAGTGACCGATCTTATGCTGGCCGGGCCGGAGGCGTGGCCGAAGGTTCTCGACGTCTATGACTTCGACACCGCCCCGGTGGCCGGTCTGCTCGCCGGTGTCCGCAATAAGATCTACCGCCGCTTCGACTGCATCATCAAGGATGAAGTCGAAGCCGTCGAGAACGACAAGGAACTGCGCAACATCTGGAAGCTGCGCAGTTCCTATGGAGTTTCCTGATGGAAGACGGACACGAGAAGGAAGACCTGCAGCGCCGCGCCACCAGCGCGATGCAGCTTCTATTGACCACCAAGGTCTTTGAGCATAAGATCTCTCAGCTCGTCCTGGACATCGCATGGGAGAGGATCGACCCTCAAGGTGTTTACACAAGGATGCACGACGCCTACGACACCCTGACCGTCGATATGGATCGCGACATGGACAGGGTGTGCTGGACGCTGTTCGGCAAGGACGGCACCATCCAAGAATACGCCAGCTTCAAGGCGATGCTGGAGAGGAAGCGCCGCAAGGCGGGGAGAGACCGACGTGACCAAGACCCTGGGCATTAGACAATTGTTCACCCCCAAGATGGTGGACCTAGCCAAGGAGGTGCGGCGGCGAACGCCGCGCCACCAGCGCGCCGAGGTGATGGCGCAGGACGTGATCACGCCCGAGATGGCGCGCATCAACGAGGTGACCGGGCAGGAGAACGACGCCAAGTACATGGCGTACCTGCTCGATTTTTTGATCGACCGTGGAGACCTTTGAGACGCCGTCTCAAACAACCGAAGGACAAAGACAATGAGCATCGCAGAAAACACCATGACGGTTAACCTCACCGTCGGCATCTGGCAGGGGCACCGCCTCGACAAGGCCGCATCCAAGCAGGTCACCGACAGCAACGGCGCGGACGCCGACGCCGCGCGCGTCAACAAGCACCTGATCCCCAAGGAATACCTGAAGGACATCGTCACCGCGGCGGGCCAGGTCCGGGCGCACTTCTACCAGAAGACCCTGCCCTGGAAGGACAACGGCGACCGGCTGCTGACCCGCAAGCTCTATGCCCAGTTCGTCGAGGAGCACAGCGAGATGGCCAAGGCGTTCAAGGACGCCGTGGCCGACTTCCTCAACCGCACCTACCCCGCCGCCAAGGCGCGCGCCGAGTTCCGCATGGGCTCGCTGTTCAACGCCAACGACTATCCGACTGCCGACCAGCTGCGCCACCGCTTCTATGTCGCGCTCGACATCGACGCGGTCACCGAGGCTGGCGACTTCCGGGTGCAGCTCGACGGGGCCGAGGCCGCGGCCATCCGCGCGCGGATCGAGACCGCCACCACCCAGCGCCTCGGAGCGGCCATGCGCGATGTCTGGGAGCGGCTGGCGGAAACGCTGGGGCACTTCGCCGACAAGATGGCTGGCGACGCCATCTTCCGCGACACTACCGTCAGCAACCTCCTGGAGCTGGTCGAGCTGCTGCCGGGGCTCAACCTGCTCGATGACCCCAACCTCGATCAGATCTATCGGGATCTGAACGACACGCTGCGCGGCGTGACGCCCAAGGATCTGCGCAAGAGCCCGGAGGTCCGCACCGCCGCGGCCGACGAGACCAAGCGCATCCTCGAAGAAATGAAGGGCTTCATGGGCGCGTTCTCCAAGGCGGCCTGACACGACCCCAGGCGTCCGCGCCTGGGTTAACCAACCCACACCTCAAGCACAGAGAGACAAGCACATGAGCCGTCCTTACAATTTCATTGACAAAGACCCGATCATCGACGTGATCCGCACCGCCATTCAGGATCAGGGCCTATCGCTCGACGAGGTCGCCGAGCTGGCCGAGATGAGCGTCGGCACGCTATGGGCCTGGTTCCATGGCAAAACCAAGAAGCCCCAGTACGCCTCGATCCTCAACGTCTGTCTGGCGCTGGGCGGCAAGGTCACCTACTCGTGGGCCGCCCCCGTCACCAAAGCCAAGAGGACCAAAATCTGATGAGCGAGGAGATGGAGCGCTCGGTCAGGGTTTACATGATGGGCAGCGAAAGCCAGCCAAAACCCTGGACGCTCTCCTACCTGATCCCGCCCGGCGACGATCCACGCACGCATGACATTGTGTGGGTCGTCAGCCCTGGGTTTACCTGCCGAGACTGGGACGAAATAGGCAAGCGTGTGATAATGGGAACCGTAGGCACCATCGAAGCTCCGGCCAACCCACTGGCCACAAAAATGTATTTGGCATGGATGCCTCGGGACGCTACCGTCGAGCGCAACGAGCAGAACAACGCCAGGGCGGCGCTCGTCGCCTCACTGCAAACCAAGGACAAATGAAATGGCGACCACTGACAAACACCAGGACGTTGAGAGATCCTTGCGATCTATCGACAGCGCCCTCCAAGGGCTGCAGGAAATCCGCGATCGGCTGCGCAGACTGGAGACCCGGACCACCAAGTTCATGGAGAGCCAGGGCTTTGATACCCACGTCCAGCGCGCGCGCTGGCAGGGCAACGGCAAGATCGAGGTGCCCGCGCCCTCCTGCTCGCTCAAGGAGGTGCTGGACGCGGTGCCGGAGGACTGGCCCGGCGACATCGACGTGATCTACGACGGCAAGAAGTTGTGCCAGCTGCTTGCCCCCTATCGAGAGTAAATCAAATCCTTGTGATCGGTCACGCGCAGAGCTATGGTCTAGCCGCCATGGAGACTGAAATATGCGTGACCCATCACAATGGACACTCGACATCCAACGGTGCATCCGCACCAATCCCAAGGCCCTCGACGCTCTAGTCCAGAGGATGTATGACGAGGCTACAGCCGGCGGCATACAGCGCTGCATAGCGATGGCGACCAGAGCGCCGAAGCAACACGCAACGCAGCTAGAGTTGTTCAAGCGTAAACGAGCGTAGCATCATGAAATGTTATCCTTTGACCGCCTCGCTCCCAGCGATAATCAGGAGCGAGATGCAGAGACTTAACGTCGGCAAGCAAACATACCTCCACTGCCGTGAGCGCAAATACGTGCACGCCCGCTGGCGCATATGGCACTTCGCCCATAAGGAGAAGGGCATGTCGCTGTCAGAGATTGGCCGCCGCTACAACAAGAATCATACCTCAATACTTTACGGCATGAGGAAATACGAGCAAATCCTTAACGAAGGACGCTGGGACCACAACTTTACAACCGCGTCACAGGACGCTATGGTCAGCTAGTTAATGACAACCCCTAAGGACCACACCATGTTCAAAGTACAGAAGAACGTCGCCATGCCGGCGACAGTGCGCAACCCTGCTACCGTGAAGCGCGTATATCCATATCACACCATGGACGTCGGAGACTTCTTCTTCGTGCCCAACAAGAAGAAGAACACCCTGTCGTCGCACGCCAGCGCCGCCGGCCGCAAGCTTGGGCGCAAGTTCAACACGCGCCTCACCCACGCCTACCTCGATAAGAAAGAGAACTGGCATATCTGCGAGGCCTCCAGGGAGGGCGCTGTGCTCGG